CATTCAATTACTTTAAAAAAATAAACGATGGACTTAAAAAAAATCAATGAGCTGCTGTCAGATCTGACAAACATCGACGACAGAAAGCTGCAATTTGTGGAGCGGTCAAAGCACGCATGGAATTCCACAGAGGAGGACGACCAATTCTTCAAAGTGTTCAGGATTGTGGAAGAGGAGAACCTGTATTTAAAGCTGCACTACTACACTGATTCATACGGTGGAGAAAGGTACCTGAAGGGCGTAGAGTTCGTGCGTCCGGTGGAAAAGAAAGTGATCTCATTCGAAAAAATCTAAAACACAAACATCATGAAATTGACTTACGACGAAATACTTGAGAAAGTAAAAACAGTGTGCGACGACAGTGTGGACGCGTTTGCCCACGACGACTTTGGCGAATCTTATTCGGACGACAGCAAAGGAAACTTTGACCACTCCTACATTTTTGTGGAAGGGGTGGGAGCCTGCAAGGAGGTGTACAAGCGCGGCGGATCGGGAATGGGAGACGAGTGGTACTCTGTGAAGTACTTCCCAGAGCACGACGTGTATATAAGGGTGGAAGGATTCTACTCCAGCTACGATGGAGTCAACTTTGACGAGGGGTGGGACTGCTGCTCTCAGGTGAGGCCTAAAGAAAAAACCATCACAGTCTACGAGTAGCAAAAAAGATAAATTTTTTTCTTCCTCAGAACTTTTGTACTTTCATAAAAAATAACAAAACAACATGGCAAAAATTCTCACTTACCACGTGCTCACCGGCGCAAATGCAGACGCTCTTGCAGGGAAGGTACAAAACGAAATTAGGAACGGCTGGCAGCCATTTGGATCATTAGCTACTACTTCCACCGGCGTCTACGTGCAGCCNATAGTGCAGTACCTGCCTGATCCTTCAGAGACTCAGCAGCCTGTTTANGGCAAAAATTCCTTGTTTTTGGTTTGCAGCGGTCAACAATTTGTTTTGTTGGCCGTTGCTTTTTAAAGTTTAAATTAAATTTACTATCATGACAGAAGAACAGGCCCAAGAGGTGGCACTAATAATGGAGGAGGCAAAGGTTTGGGGAATGGAAAACGAGGTGGAAATGTACGCAAGAAGGTGGATGGAGGAGGGAGACGACCATGTTGAGGCCTACATGAGCGCTTTTTGGGAGTGGACCAAATAGATTGATTTTTTTCAGTCTGCTGCATATTTATAACCATAACAGACCAAAAGTGGCAAATGAAAAAACTGTGAGAGGATCCTACGACATACAGAGGTGGTTGATGGAGTACTCCAACGACAGCTTGGACTTCTCAACTGAGGGAATTGCCAACCAGTGCATAGAGTACATCCACGAGATGCAGAGGAACCTGTCTTCGGCCCCAAATTCAAAGATTGATGGAGAGTTCAGGTCTGAGCTGAACGTCAACCTTGAGTCCCTTATTAAGAAGCTCAACGAGCTGGTTATGAAGGGAAAGAACAACGCAGGATTTTAAAATTAAAAAAAATAAAAAGCACAAAAATGTCAACTGACTTCAGCATCAAAAATTTTCTCAAGAAGAACGGCCTAGGGCCCTACGGATACATAAAGAGCGAATCAAAAAAACAGAGCCTAAACGAGAACTACGTCGACCTTGCCCCAGTGGGATCCCAAGGGTTCGGCGGGTACACTAAAATGCTCAGAGAGGACGAGTACTCAGAAAAGAACCAGTGGATGAAGGACGTCCACAACGTTCCCTACGGAGAATACATCGTCAACTGCGAAACAAACAACGGCACGATTCTGTGGTTTCCAAAGGACTCCAATAGCGCGCACCACTGGTACCACTTTTATGCCACTCCCGAGTTCAACGACGAGCCGGGGACTCCCATAGAGTTCGTCGACGATTCAACAGGAGAGGAAAGAGCTGTTTGGACGGAGCACAGGGACGACTTCACGTCGTTTGAGGACTACGCAGAGACCATACTTCCGTTCCTGGAAGATTTTCTTGAGTCCTACAAAAACGGAGAGCTGAAAGAGGACATAAATGACGGTCCAGTTGGAAATGACAAGCTAGAAGAGGACAGCTACAACGAGAGGATAGTGGGCCAGTACAGGTACAGAATCGTCACGGTCAACAAGATGAATGACGGCACCTACACCGTTCCAGTCATCAAGGGAGAGACCTTTGACTCAAAGGAGGAGGCGGAAAAGGCGGTGGACCAGTTGTACAAGGACTTTGAAAAGTCTATAGTAAATCCTAAGAAAGTGAACGAGGCTGCCCACAAGACATGGCAGGAGGGCTACAACGAGGGGTACAACCACGGCTACAGGGACGCAAAGGCGGGAAAGTCCAACAAATTTGCAAAGCACTGAGGATGCGCACCACAAACTTCAGCATGTCAAAGTACGTTAGCCTGATCAGGGAGGACGCACTTGACACTCTCGACATATCAAACGTCCACAACGTGGACAACTCCATCGACTACAAGATGGACAAGTTCTGGGACCTTGGAGGNCAGACGATCTACAGCGCCATTGGTCAGCTGATAAAGAGCGGCTACACGACAGACGAGATAGCAAGGCAGTGCAGCAACTACACAAANGCACAGGCAAACGTGAGGTCNCAGGAAAACGACTCATACGAACAACAGTCATAGATGGGCACAAACTTTCGAATGGTCAAGTACCTTGCAGAGCAGAAATTTGGTGGATTTGGGGACAACTTCAAGTACGACGAGATGGGTGGGAGCTCCTACGACAGCGACTACGCCTCAAAGTACTACATAATGGAGGCGGACCCCGAGTGGGACAGGGTCGACTACGATGCGGCCGACCTGATGATCAGAGGAGAGTTCTGGCAGGAGGGAGGCTCGAGGCTCTACGACTCCATCTGCAAGCTGCTGGACGGCGGAATGGACCCAGCCACTGTAAAAAGAAGAGCCCAAAGAGCAGCATCAGCAATAGAAAAGAGGGTCAAGGACCCTAAAGCGGACGGCAACCTCAGAGCCGGAGTGGGAGCACTGTTGGACTCCTACATAAATAACGCCCAGCAGCGCCACCACAGGTGAGCTCCACCAACCAAAAATTTACTTTTTAACGTCAGGAGCTTTTGTTGTACATTTGACAAAATACAATGAAAGTTATGCGACTTCAAACTTCACCCTTCTCAACAAGGCAGGAGGAGTACAGGGACGATCCGTTCAAGATGCTCATGGTCTGCTTCATGCTCAACCAGACCCACCACAGGCAGGTGGACGCCGTCAGGCACCAGTTCTTTGCCAGGTTCGGCTCGGCAGAGAGCCTGCTCAGTGCAGACGATCAGGAAGTCGTGGACCTCATTAGGCCTTTGGGCTTCTACAACAAACGGACAAAGTTGTGGAAGCAGTTCTGCTCCCAGTGGCTNGCCGCGGNGCAAAAGTACGGCAGCCCTCTTTACATTCCTNCAACTGAGGTGGAAAGGATGAAGGGAGTTGGAAAGTACGCTCTTGACTCTTGGAAGATATTTCAGCTGTTTGACTACTCAGTTGAGCCGGACGACCACGTACTGAACAGGTACATAGTTTGGGCAAGGGACGAAAAGAAAAGGATCCTAAGGGAGCAGGGAACTCATAGGCCGTACTCCGTGTACTACGCCCACTACAAGGACGACAGAGGATCGGTCCCAAACTACAGCAGGCTAAAGGACTACGTGTGCTGCGTCAGCGCAAGGACCACCGAAGAGGCAATAGAAAAGACGATAGAGATAGCCATGAACCAGCCAGGCTCAAAGCACGTAAAAATTTTAGGAGTCGCTCCCGCCAAACAGGAATGGGTGGACGAGTCCAGGTGGAAGAGCGCAAATCCAGATCTGTACAGGAGGCTGGCCCAGGAGAAAAAGACTGCAATTGCAGAATGATGCAGAGGGGGCCATTTCTTTGGCCCCTTTTTGTTTTTGTGATGGTTGTTAAAGGAAAAGTATTTCGGGTCAATCTGCGGTCAGGGGGCCATCAGGATTTACATCCTTTCTGTACCACTTGCCTGCAATCTGATCGTTGTAAGAATTCTCTCCGTGGAGCACCTCAAACTTGAACTGGTAGTAGGTCTCCCAGTAGCTCATCTGCTTCTTTGTGCTGCACATTTTTAGTATCTCCCTTGTGAAATTTTCTCTTCCCAGCAGCTTGACGTCCTCAATGACCGTCTTGCTGGATCCGTGGTAGTCCTTCCAGTTGCTCTCTTTGATTTCTTTTTTCTTCTTTGGCACTCTCCCGGGCTTGGACCACTCTGAGATTTCTTTGTTGGTTAGCTTTTTGGTGAGGGAGTTCTTGAGTATTTTTTTGCCAATGTAGAACTTTTTGTTCGTGTTGTTCGTCACTCTGTAGACAAATCCCACCGCCTCTGCTGGAAAGTCATCCAGCTGCAGCAGTTCTTTTTCTTTGTANGTCCAATTTCCCATAGACTGTTTTGTTATAANTATTGTCAACTGTCGTACCTGATGACAAAGGTCATCTCAGTGTTTGACGGTATAGGGTAGGGGGTTGCAAGCTTTCCAACCACAAGGAGCTCGTTCTGCTCGTTGTACAGCCCAACNGTTGTTGCGTAGGGAGCGAAGCTGGACCCTGTTAGAGCNTCCTTCATTTTCCCTCCAGACCTGTAGTAGAAGCTGCCCACCGTTCCCATNGACGAGTAAAGAGGCCCAAGCCTAGAACCTGTAGGGAAGGATCCACTGGAAAAGCTGGAGGAGTCAAAGACCGTAGGATTTAGCGAGTAGTTGAAGTCGTTCTCTGCCACGTGGCACCTGATCTCNTTCTGGTATATGGTCGACTCTCCCACNACNGTTATGGAGAAGGGCTGAAAGGGAATCGGTACGTTTGCCATTTGNGTTTTATTTTTTTGTCAATTAGCAGGTGGTCAGCACTCCTGAAGAGTCTGCAACGTTCAAGTACTGCGTCGTGCTGGAATTCACAATGATCGTGTAGGGAGCTCCTTCTCCGCAGTACCCTGAGTATGTGCCTCCGTTGCCCGTGCCAAAGGTTACGTTTGCGGAGCTGGCATTTAGCACGGCCAATGACAGGGACGTCCCGCTGGAGAGTCCATTTATTGTAAGCGCCGTGTTGTATGCGCCGTTCGATCCTAAGTTCGACGTTCCCTGCACGTTCCATGTCGATCCTCCGTTTGTGCTGTAGGCAAATTTGCCAGACGCTATGTTGTTGGAGGCTATTCTCCACTGCACAGTTATTGAATATATTGAGCTTGAGCCCTGAGGCAGCAATTGGTCCTGTATTCCTAGTCTTAAAGCGTGCATAGATTAATTTTTTATTAGCTGTTAACCAACAGTCTTCCAAACAAGTACCACTCGTCAGTTCCCACTTTTAAGAGAGATGCAGCCGCGTACTGCCCCTTCATGGTCAATGAGCCTGAGTAGCTGTCTATCAGCACGTTGTTGCTTGCAGTGGTGAACGAAGTTATTCCAGTTCCCCTCTGCACGACTGCTATTTCTGTCCCTATGGGAAAATTTACGGTTGAGCTGGACGGAACTGTTACAATGTTTCCTGAGCCTGAGCTCATTTCCAAAACTTTTCCCTGGTCGGCAAGAGATATGGTGTAGCTGCTGGTCTGCCTGTTGAAGAGCANAGGGGTGACAGAGCCTGAGGTTGCNACGAATGATCCAGTCACCGTCAAGNTTCCACTGACGTTAAGTCCGTTGCTGAAGTTTCCCGANCCACTNACGTCCAGCGAGTAGCTGGGGTTCGGCTGGTTTATACCTATTTTTCCGTTTGCAGATCCAGAATTTACTGAGTTTGGAACCACGCTGTTGTAGGATCCCGATCCAAAAATTAAATTTCCAATGTTGATTCCATTGGAGTATCCAACGGGCAAAGACACTGACGTGCCGATCACAATGTTGTTTGTTCCTATGGAAGATCCAGTGCCAACGGCCAACCCTGATTGGTATCCGATCAAAGTACAGTAGGTGGCATTGGAAGAAGATGCCCCAGCATAGTATCCTATGAAATTTGAATTGGAGCTGTTTATTGCGTACTGCCCTGCGTGGCTTCCTATGAAGTTTGAGTTGCTTGCACTGACTGCAAAAAATCCCACAGAGTCTCCTATGAAGTTTGAGTCTACAGAATTTCCAGCGGAGTATCCAGCCGCGTATCCCAAAAAATTTGATTTGTAGGTGTTTGTGGCTTGGTATCCTGCAATGTTTCCAATGAAATTCGAACTGTAGGCATTTGTGTCCTGAAAGCCTGCATTGTATCCTATAAAGTTTGAGTTGTTTGAGCTTACCGCCTGGTACCCTGCCGCAGTTCCNATGAAGTTGGAGTTGTTTGAGAGGGTTGAATAGTACCCAGCCAGGTTGCCAATAAAATTTGCCACGGTGGAATTGGATCCCTGGCCAGTTGAAGTTCCAATGAAGTTTGAGTTGCTGGCACTTACTGCTTGGTAGCCTGCCGCATTTCCTATGAAGTTTGAGTTGCTGGAACTTGCAGCCTGCCACCCNGCNGTGTTTCCAATGAANTTTGAGTTGCTGGAATTGACGGACTGGTAGCCNGCCTGGTAGGATAAGAACACGGAGTTNGTGGTTGAAAACTGGCTGGTGCCTACGGTTGCTCCCACTGAGTATATTGTACTTCCTGAGACCTGTATTGCCTGGTTTAGCGCGTAGGATGCAGTTACTGCATAGGAGGCAGTCAGAGAGTACGACGACGTCTGAACGAACAGTGAATAAGAGGAAGTTCCAAAGAGGGATCCAGTTATTCCCTGGTTGACCGTCAAACTTCCGCTTATGTTTGTTGATCCTGTTATTGAATTTAGGCTGCCAGACATGTTGGTCAGCAAAAAAGCAAAGTTTCCATCGCCCTCTGCGTACGACAGCGGAGAATTTTTTATGCTGGAAGTCACTCCTGCATTCGGCGCGCTAGTCGTGCGAAATACTATTCCCATGTGAAATTATTTTATTCTGTTGTTAGATAGTTGTTGAATTCATCAATTAAAAAATATCCCAGTTCGCTTGTTATTAAATTTCCTGAATTGAAATTAAATATTTGTTGGTAATTTTTGTTTGTTATTACCACCATCCCCTGAGAGTATAGTATGTTTCCAACTTTTGTGTTTGTCACATAGGACGAGTTGTACGACTGGTAGTAGTCCTCAGGAGACGCGTAGTAGCCTCCAGATATGTAGAGCTGGTAGTCTGCGTACGAGTCGATCAAGTTTCCATTTCCATCGTCCTGGATTCTGTACAAAGAGGAGGATAAAATGAAGCCGTTTCTAGCTATGTTCTCTCCAAACACCCCTCTTGGTATTGACAGTACTCCAATCTGAGCATTTGACTCCGTTGGAAAGTACCTAACGTCAGCATCAAAGGTACCGCTGGCAGCTGTCGACTGCAAAAAGTTGTCAAAGCTCGAACTCGTCGTCAGAAACGATCCTGTTGCGTAGTTGGAGTAGTACAGCTGCTTTGCAGAGTGGTAGTTGATAGTCTGCTGAGGAACTGAACCAGTCGTGCCAACCGAACCATTTACCCCAGAATACGCAACAATTCCGTAGTTGTTCATGTTCAAGTTGGTGTACGAACTCGTGTATCTGACCCTTATTGGGGTCAATGACATGTCCGACGGAACTATTGTATTGGACGCTCTGCTCATCTTTTGCTTTGTCTAGTTTGGTTACTACCAATCCAATTTTATTCTGATCAGTGCCTCTTTGGTGAAGTCCTTTACCAGTGGCACGGAGAGTTTTGCAACTGCCAGCAGATCGTTGTTGTCATTATACAGCCCAACCGTTGTTATAAAAGTTTGAGGATTGTTCACAAATATTGGATATGCCAGCCCTCCCTGAGACCCTGAAACAAAAGTTGGATTTGAGCTGTAATTGTACTGGGCGTTTGCTACTCTGACAAAGACGTAGTCAGAGGATATTGTCTCGTACGAACTCAGCTGAAAATTTGCACTTTGGGATATTGAGTTGAACAGGTTTGTGTTGCTCACTGAGCTGTACGGAGTGCTTGGATTGTTTGTTTCGTCCACAGACAGATTTATTCCTCCGTATGCGGACCCCAGAGCAAGAGCCGCTGGATTCAGTATTATTACGCCNATGTCAGGAAGGAACATGCCNTAGGATCCTGATGCAGTGTATCCTGCTGCAGTGGCTCCAATTGGAGTGTTTGTGCCGGTGTATCCGTTTGACCCTGACACCACGTCAAAGACTCTTCCGCAGTCCAAGTAGCTCACCACGTTGGTCGAATTGCTGTTGTCCGTCAAGTTTATCTGCCCACCTGATCCTGACAGTTGAAGGTTGAAGGATCCAGGAAGCAGGCTCTCTTTGTACCTGTTCCTGTCCACGTTGATCGCGTAGATGTACCTGGAGTTTGTGTTCAATCCTCCAAAGTTGAATCCTTGGGATCCGGTTATGAATGGACCATAAATTAAATTCAAGTACTGGTAGTAGGTCGTCATTGAGGGAGAAACTCCAGTCACGAGGGGGTTGTAGTATTGCGAGCCAGAGCCGTAAACGTGGCCGTAGGCTATCGAAAATTGCACGGCTGCACTTGAAGTTGNTGGATTGGTCTGATACACGTTTATGTAGAACGCGTCAGAGGTTATTGNGCTGGAAACTGTCGGAGAGCCGNTGTAGAAAGAATTCAATACTGGAGAATTTGTGCTCCAGGCTGGGGCCGTTATGGCGTCCGAAGAAACCACAAGATCTGTGCTGGCCAATGGCGTATAGGACATATTTTTGTTATTTTATTTTGTTTATTTGAACAGGCACTGTGATCCTTGCACCAGAGTCTCTTCCAACCACAGTCAAAAGAGTGTACAGGGTTGTGTTGCTTCCAAAGAGGGTGTTTATCGTGGTTGCAGTCATGTTTAGAGTTGTGCCAATAACGGTCAAGCTCACGTTTGTTCCAAGCGTCTGAGTGGAGTTGCTTGAAGCAGCAGCTGGGGTGTTTATTCCAACTCCCGTGAAAGTGCTCATAGTCCTCACGTCCCCAATGGTGAACGTGTATCCGTCCGTCTCGTATGTTGATTGTGCTCCCAAGTAATTCAAGGTCTGTGGGGTTATTGACACGGATCCTCCCTGAGGAAGCGTGATGGTCGTGTACCCTATGTTAACAACTGGAAGCTGAGAGGTGCCTCTTGGAAGGGTGACCAACCTGTACTTCATTATTTCGTTGTCCTCTGGGAATGCCTGAAGAACTGGCATGTTCACTATTGCCTCTCCGTAGAATGCAGATCCAGACGGNTGGTTTGGATTGTACAAAGTGTAGTCCACCTCGTCNTCGGAAAGAGAGAATTGGGTTATTTTAAAGGAGCCATCGTTTCTTGCCAACAGCTCTCTNCCTTTTTTGGTCAGGATGGCGTCTATAACGACAGACGTATTGCTTAAATATGCCATAATTTTAGTGTATTTTTCTTTTTATAAATATGTTAATGAGCCGAATTTACCTGTATTGACAGNAATTGATTTTGCACCTGAGACTGTATTGTNTTTATNTTTGCAAGAACNCTTGGATTTATGTTGCTGGGAATCAAAAATCCGTAGGAGGTCTGTCCCGGCTTTTTTGTGAACGTAAGCTGTATGTTCTGCTCGTCGTTGTACCTCTTGAGCAGCAGAAATTGAATAACAGACGATGGATTGCTCACCCAATTGCTCAAAAGAGTGGGCACTACAAATATGTTTGCCCTTTGGCTTGCATCCATAGAATAGCTCAGAACATCATAAGTTTGAGTTATTGCTCCGTCCGAAAGAACTATCTTGTCTCCCAAAGCCGGCTGAAAGTTGTACTGTGTGCTGTCGTACTGAGAGTACAGGCTGCTAGAGTAGGTTCCAGATCCAGAGGTGAAGTAGGGAACAAATTGGTATCCAAGATAGTTGGAGAGCGCTGAGCTGAGCACCACAGACCCGGTGGAAGTTCCTCCAGTGAGAGTGTGTATGAAATTTCCGTCGCCGGGGGAAACTGCACTCGAGGTTGCATATGGGTATCCTCCTGCTCCTGCAACTACTGAGTTCAATGCAAGAGAGCTGGGGCCCTCTCCAACGCTCAGGCTGGCTGTGTAGTTTGCTGTTGACATGCTGGACTGAATCAGTCGGAATGACACTTTGTCGCTTGTTGTCATGGACACCGTGGGGGTTGTATAATTTATATTGAACGTTTTGCTGTAAACTGATGAAGCAGGCATTGACGAATTACGAACAATATTAGTCAATACCGTGGGATATCCTCCTCCTACTTGAGTTATGTATCCACTCAAACTGCTTGGAACGCTGCTGGCCAAATAGCCACCTCCGCCTGCCCACATATAAACGGAAATTATCAGAGTGTCTGAAGAACTTCCTATGTTTGAGATTGTTGATGTCCCATTGTAATAATTAAAAGGGCCAATTAGTGTGTACGCCGCGTGATACCTCTCATCAACAACAGAAGTTCCTGTGGTTGTAGATCCTGTGAATGAAGACAGAATTGAGCTTGGAGCAGTGTAGCTTGAGGTGAAAACCATTTCCTGAGGATTACTTCCAGGCAGCAGTGCTCCGTCCAAATACACCTGATACAGAAAGGATCCACTGTCCACGGTGTTTCCCGCCTTTGTTATTGGATCCTGGAATTGTAAGGTCAGATCAAATTTTGTCGTAAAACTGTAATTTCCTGCTATTTGTGCAGAGTAAGTGGGAAATGTATTAGGTGATGTATTTCCAGGAGTGTATCCAGTTGAAGGATTCGCTTTTTCAAATATGTTGTATATGTTACCAGTTCTTGTGCTTGAATTTGTCAAAACAACAGGATAGTAAGGAGATGGAGATCCACTTATGTAGCCGTTGGATCCTGGTGTGTCAGAAGTTGACGGGTTCCAAGCTATAAAATTTGAAACGATGGAATTTCCAGTGTAGCTGAAGTACAAAGAGGTGTCAACTCCAGAAACAAAGTACAGCTGGGGAGAGTACGAGTATCCGCTGTTGTATATGGACTTAATCCCGTCCGTGCTCTTTTGGTTTCCATACTTTTTGTTGTCGAACTGTTTTATTGTCAGAACGTCCCCTGCAACAAATGTGTTTTGCAAGTCTATCCAATTGTTGTTGTTCTGGTTAAGTTCCTGTAGTCCCCCAGAGACGTCCACCAAATAGGCCAGTGTTGCATTTATCTCTCCCGGTATGTATGAGCTGGTCTCAACCTGAGTGAAAAGGGCAAGCTTGTTAACGTAATAGTTTATCATTGGATAGTTTCCAAAGGTCACGTCACCTGAATAGTTTGAGCTTGCAGTTGTGTACACGTTGTACTTTGCGCCTCTTGAGTAGGATCCGCTGTACCTTGGAATTACGCTCCTTCTCAGGTAGTAGTTGTAGTCCTGAACATAGGCGTACTGGCTGTTTACGTTGTTTTGGTACGTCGATCCAAGCGCAATGGACTGGGTTATCAGGTTGTAGTTTGTTGCTTTATTTTTTAGTGCACTTCCGTAGTCAAGATGAAAGAACAGCTTAGACCTTAGAGAGCTTGAGACGTTTTGGTACAGAGCCAACAGGTTTATGCTTTGGCTTGGAACATAGTTGACCAAGCTGAACTGTTTTGGCTGATAGGAAACCTCTGCCTGCCTCTTGTTTCTGTTGGTTGCATAGAACTCAGAGCCTCCCAGCTCCCCTGTGAACTTTTCGAACCCGACGCTGTGGGACACAGGGACAATTCCCAGCTTTGTGTACTCGCTCTTTACGTACG